TCAGACGTGTGCTCTTCCGATCTAAACTATATGACGTCATGACCAAAGGTTCAGGTGATGCCCGTGAGCAGCCGCTGTTTTTTATCATTACTACGGCTGGTACGGATAAGGAGAGCATCTGCTATGAACTGCATACCAAGGCGCTGGATATCATGAATGGCCGGAAATCGGATCCTTCTTTTTATCCGGTGATCTACGGCCTGAGTGACGAGGATGACTGGAACGATGAGAAAAACTGGTATAAAGCGAATCCGTCTCTGGGATACACCATCAGCATTGACCGAGTCCGGGACGCCTACCGGGAGGCTTTGGATAATCCGGCGGAGGAGAATGTATTTAAACAGCTGCGCCTGAATATCTGGACAAACTCAGCGGTGGCGTGGATACCGGAGCATATCTACGACAGGGGTAATCAGAAGATTGATTATACTTCCCTTCTGGGCCGGGATTGCTACGCCGGACTCGACCTTTCTTCTACCTCAGATATTACGGCTCTGGTGCTGGTATTCCCGCCAAGGACGGAAGAGGAGAAATACATCGTCCTCCCTTTTTTCTGGATGCCGGAGGAAACACTGGAACTTCGTTGCCGTAGGGATCATGTTCTTTACGATGTGTGGGAGCGGCAAGGGTATATTCTCACCACGGAAGGAAACGTGATCCATTATGGTTTTATTGAACGGTTCATTGAGCAATTAGGAGAGAAGTACCATATCATCGAGATCGCTTATGATCGCTGGAATGCCACGCAGATGGTGCAGAACTTAGAGGATATGGGATTTACCATGGTTCCCTTTGGACAGGGATTTAAAGATATGTCCCCGCCATCGAAAGAACTGTACAAGCTACTGATGGAAGGAAATATCATCCACGGCGGTAATCCGGTTCTCAAATGGATGGCCCAGAATGTGGTGATGCGGCAGGATCCAGCGGGCAATATTAAGCCGGATAAAGAAAAATCTGTGGAAAAAATCGATGGGATTGTGGCGTTAATTATGGGACTGGATCGTTGTATTCGCAGTTCACCGCCAAGCAGTGTTTACGATACAAGAGGTATTCTCTTTATTTAGAAAGGGGCATGAGTGTTATGGGAATCTTATCAAGTTTATTCCGGTCAAGGGATAAGCCGTCTGACCGGACATCCGGCAGCAGTTATAGTTTCTTTATGGGAGGAAGTACTTCCGGAAAGCGGGTGAATGAGCGGACGGCCATGCAGATGACGGCGGTGTATTCCTGTGTAAGAATCCTGTCGGAGGCAGTGGCCAGCCTGCCCCTGCAATTTTACCGATATACAGAGAATGGCGGGAAGGAAAAAGCGGTGGACCACCCGCTTTATTTTTTACTCCATGACGAGCCGAACCCGGAGATGACGTCTTTCGTGTTCCGGGAGACACTGATGACGCATCTGCTTTTATGGGGCAATGCCTATGCCCAGATTATCCGGAACGGGAGGGGCGAGGTAATCGCCTTATATCCTTTAATGGCAGACCGGATGTATGTGGATCGGGATGAGAAAGGGCAGCTGTATTATGAGTACACGTTGAGTTCTGATGACGCACCGACCATGAAAGGTTCTGTTGTGCGGCTTTCTCCTTACGAGGTGCTGCATATCCCAGGACTGGGCTTTGACGGGCTGGTGGGCTATTCGCCTATCGCCATGGCGAAGAATGCCATCGGCATGGCCATGGCCTGCGAGGAATACGGGGCGAAGTTTTTCGCCAACGGCGCAGCGCATTCCGGAGTGCTGGAGCATCCGGGAACTATCAAGGATCCCAGCCGGGTGCGGGAAAGCTGGCAGAGGACATTTGGGGGCTCCGGTAACGCCAATAAGGTGGCAGTACTGGAAGAAGGAATGAAATATACCCCGATCTCCATTTCGCCGGAGCAGGCACAGTTTTTGGAAACAAGAAAGTTTCAGCTGGATGAAATTGCCCGGATCTTCCGGGTGCCGCCCCACATGATTGGGGATCTGGAAAAATCCTCATTTAATAATATCGAGCAGCAGTCTATGGAATTTGTGAAATATACACTGGATCCCTGGGTGTCCCGTTGGGAACAATCCATGGTGCGGTCTTTACTATCCAAGGAAGAGAAACAGCAGTATTTTATCAAGTTCAACGTGGACGGCCTGCTGCGTGGGGATTATCAGAGCCGGATGAACGGATATGCCACGGCAAGACAGAATGGATGGATGAGCGCCAATGACATCCGGGAATTGGAAAATTTAGACCGGATTCCGGCGGAGCAAGGAGGCGATTTGTATTTGATTAATGGAAATATGACAAAGTTGGAGGATGCTGGATTGTTTGGGACATCCTGGCAGGAGGCTGACATAGGGGGAGATGATTTCGCAGCAATGCGGAAAGGAGAAGAAATCCGATGAAAAAATTTTGGAACTGGAAAAGCAGGAAGATCCGGGATCAGGATTCCGGCGAAGAGAGGGTTGAGAGAGTGCTGTTCCTGAATGGAACCATTGCGGAAGAAAGCTGGTATGACGATGAAGTCACGCCGGCTCTTTTTAGGGAGGAGTTGATGGCGGGAAATGGAGATATTACGGTCTGGATCAACAGCCCCGGTGGTGACTGTGTGGCCGCAGCGCAGATCTATAACATGCTGATGGATTATCCCGGAAATGTGACCGTTAAAATCGATGGGATCGCGGCCAGTGCCGCTTCGGTGATTGCCATGGCAGGCACAAAGGTGCTGATATCCCCGGTAGGCATGCTGATGATCCATAACCCGGCCACCCTTGCATGGGGAGATTCCGGGGAGATGCAAAAAGCCATTGAGATGCTGGGAAGTGTGAAGGATTCCATTATCAACGCTTATGAAATCAAGACCGGCCTGTCCCGTACAAAGTTATCCCACATGATGGATGCGGAAACCTGGATGGACGCGGGAAAAGCGGTGGAACTTGGTTTTGCCGATGGGATTCTTGCCAGGGCAGAACTGACGGAGGATGTGGAACCGATGACAATGTCCATGCTGTATTCCAAAGCTGCCGTAGTCAATTCCCTGATGGATAAGATTGCGGCGAAATGCATGACAAAACTGAAAACCGAACCTGCAGGCCGCAGCGTAGACAGTCTCTACGAGCGGCTTAATTTATTGAAAAATTAGGAGGACATGATGATGACGATTTTAGAATTGAGAGAAAAAAGGGCAAAGGCATGGGAGGCGGCGAAGGCTTTCCTGGATTCCCACAGGAATGAAAAAGGTGTGCTGTCTGCGGAGGATGACGCCGCTTATACCCGTATGGAGCAGGAGATTACAGATCTGGGAAAAGAGATTGCCAGGATGGAGCGGCAGGAAGCCTTTGAACGGGAACTGTCCCAGCCGGTGAATCGGCCCCTGACCGGACGTCCGGCATCCGGCAGCGCAGGAAAGGAAAAGACCGGGCGGGCTTCGGAGGAGTATAAGGCCAACTTCTGGAATGCCATGCGTTCAAAAGTGCCGCTTCCCAGTGTGGTCAATGCTTTGGAGGAAGGGACGGATTCCGAGGGTGGTTATCTGGTCCCGGATGAGTATGAGCGTACCCTGGTGGAAGCCCTGGAAGAGGAAAACGTGTTCCGCCAGATGGCTAAAGTGATCCGCACTTCCAGCGGGGATCGGAAGATCCCGGTGGTGGCAACGAAGGGAACGGCGTCCTGGATCGATGAGGAAGGGGCGTATACGGAGAGCGATGATTCCTTCGGCCAGGTATCCATCGGAGCTTATAAGGTGGGTACCATGATTAAGGTGTCCGAGGAACTTCTCAATGACAGCGTCTTTGACCTGGAATCGTATATCGCAAAGGAATTTGCCCGCCGGATCGGGGCGAAAGAGGAAGAGGCGTTTTTTACCGGAGACGGTTCCGGGAAGCCTTTGGGCGTCCTTGCAGCTACCGGTGGTGCCGAGACCGGGGTGACCGCCGCATCTTCTACGGCGGTGACAGCAGATGAACTGATGGATCTGTTCTATTCCCTGAAATCTCCGTATCGGAAGAAGGCAGTGTGGGTGCTGAACGATTCTACGATCAAGGCCGTTCGGAAACTGAAGGATTCTACCGGACAGTATCTGTGGCAGCCTTCCCTTGTGGCCGGAACGCCGGATACCCTCCTTGGCAGGCCGGTGAAGACCTCCGCCTACATGCCGGTGATTGCGGCGGGGGCAAAGACCATTGCCTTCGGTGATTTCAGCTATTACTGGATTGCGGACCGGCAGGGACGCTCCTTTAAGCGCTTGAATGAATTGTACGACGCCAACGGTCACGTAGGCTTTCTTGGATCCCAGAGGGTGGACGGTAAGCTGGTGCTTTCCGAGGCCGTGAAGGTGCTGGCGCAGAAAGCTGGTTCCTGATGGATTGATGTGAGAAAAGGACGGCATACCCTTGTGTGGGGATGCTGCTGGTAAGGAAGGAGGGCAGGAAGGATGCTGGTGACGCTGGAAGAAATGAAAAATTACCTCCGGGTGGATGACAATGAAGACGATGGGCTGATCACTACGCTTTTGGCGTCAGCGGAACGGATGTGTATGGATATCCTGCGGATCGATGAAGAAAGCGGTCTGCAGGAAGTGGAGAATGGAAAAACGGCGGTGATGTATACGGTGGCTTATCTGTATGAACACCGGGAGGAAGAGATCGGAAGAGCACACGTCTGAACTCCAGT